GCCTCGAGCACCTCGCAGTAAACCGCGCGCTTGCTGCATAACTTATCCACAGATTTTAAGTTATTTCCCTGTTTTGGAGGGTTATCCACAGGTTATCCACAGCCTTTATCCACATCTTATCCACAAAATATTTTCTTTGTTGCATCATGCTTGATTGATAACGATTGGTCATAGCTTATACCTATTACCTTGTCATGTTGCTACATATTCTAATGTAGTCATCACCAGTGTATTCAGTAACACCATGCGCTGTGTAATGTAGGTATCTGCCTTTGTTCTCGTCTTGGGTCTTTAGCGTATGGCAAGCAGTGCATAGGGATTGGAATAGGTTTACTTTAAATGCGTCTGCATCTCTACGGTGTGGAAACACATGGTCAACTGTAGTTGCTGCCGTAATTTTGCCCTCGATGTAGCATTTAGCGCATAACGGATTTTTGCTTAGTTGCCTTGTGCGGATGTTAGCCCATGCCTTTTGTCCGTATAGCTTACTGTTTGCCTTACCTTTATCTGTCATACCACCGCCATGCTCTATGCAGTACGTTGATCTGGTTGTCTTAGGGTTGCGGCAACCATACTCTTTACATTCGGTATTCAATGGGGCAATAGGCATTACTTAGCTAACCCGCGCCACATCGCGCATTGTTCCATTGAATAATCATGTCGTTGACGTATAGCAGCTTCAACAGTCAGGCCAGCATAACACCAGCCCCACCCTGTCCAAAAACTGTATGTTATCCGCCCATTCCATTTGCGTTGATATACTCCAACATGAATAGGGAATTCTTTATTACGCGGATTAAACCATTGAGTGACTGTCATAATTGCCCCTTTGCGAGGATAGCTTCAGCATAATTTGTTAGTAAATTTGCAGTCCAATTTTGCAGCACAAGGTCATTACGCAAACCACTTAAATCGGTTGACAGTAAAAACTTTGCACACGCATCGCGCTCTGCTGCTGCGCCAGTTGCATAGATTTCATTTGCAAAATCAAGAAACATACGCCAAGTATCATCGTCGTCAATTGGGATATGCGGAAAATGACGCTTTATCATTTGCAACAACAGGTTATCGCGTCCCCGCGCCATGCGAATCACATCGCTGGTCATCATTCGTCACTTTCGGTTAAATCGGGCTTTTCAATTGAATATTTGAGCGCATTAAATGCAAACTCAAAATGATGTTTTGCTTTTTCAACCCATTGGGAATCTGGATGTATGCGTATGTTGTTTAGATGATCTAACAACAATAAAACTTCATCGCTTACAACAGTAATTTGATTGAGAGCATATATTTCCATGTCTGATAGTTCTTTTGTCATGTCTTATCCTGTTTTATATTTAAATGTTGTTGGTAGCCTATCGTCATCGGATTGCAGCCCAGACAGGAGCATTGCAGGTTATTTCAGTCGCAAAGCCCTCACAATGCAACGTAGCTATAGCGTCCTATAGCGATACCCCTTTTACCAACACGGCTGAGGACTGTTAGCCCGGCTTGGCATTAACCCGTTATTTGCCGGTTCATTCAGCGGGTGCGCCATTTATGCCAATTCTCATGCGTCTTGGTTGTTAGTAATTTGCTACCCTCATCAATGAGGGAACCAACACGAATGGGAACTAGGGAAAAGGATTCCCATCGCTTTTGCTGTAAACAAATACAACTTCCTAATTCCCATGCGTATTGGTGCTATTTAGCAACCCCACGCCATTCAAGGGTTTGAAAGAAACTGCAATCATCCCATTGCAATTCTTCTGCCTTGCTTGGTGTGAATGCCATTTGCTTCCATTCTTTGCCATTCCAATAACTGTAATGACTAAAACCGTATGATGAACGCCGTTCATATACGCCAACATAAGCGGGTTTTAATTTCCCGCTATACCAATCTGTTAATTTCATGTCTTTTCTTATCTTATGTTGTGTTTTATTCGGCAGCAGGTTCTTCAGTGATTGCAGTAGGTTCATTAATAACCTCAACTGATTTGCTGTTCTTTAATTGCATTAGATTATTTAATTGCTCAAGCGCAACATATTCAGCCGTATCTGGTTTGGCTTTCTTTAGTGCGGCAGCAACTTCTTTAGCGTCTAATGTGTTTATGTATCCGGCAGCCGCTTGTGCTAATGATTGATAAGTGGTCGTTAAATGCTCAATAGCATCATCTAATTGCTTGCTCATAATTATTCCTTATTTAAAACGTCTAAGTTTGTACATTGTCGAGTCGATTAAATCAGCAATCGCATCAACTAAATTCTGTATTTCTGGGTCTGCACCAAACAATGCACGATTGTCTGTTAATTTTTGACTTAAATATTCCATATATACAAGTGGAATCATATCTTCATAAACTTCAGTTTCAACGGGGAAACTACGCAAAATGATACCTGTTTTGCCTTGATATGCCTCAACAGCAGCATCAATTGCTTCGGGTATTTCGCTGTAATATTTTCCCAATGCTTGATGGGCAGCATAAGATTCAGTCTGCCAGTGCATAATGTGAGTAACAATTGCGCTATTAAGCAAACACATTACCAAATCCGTTAATAAATATTCTTCTTCTTGTTGTTCGCCAATTTTAAACGTTACCATCATTATTCCTTTGTTTGATTCTGTATTTCTTCCCATGCAGCTTCAGGTGAATTAACTACCTTAACTTGACCTTTCCAATCATAATGCCAAATGCGCTGTTCAGGCGTTAAATTTTGCGCTGATAATGGCTTTGCACCGTCTTTTAGTTCCAAAAGGATATTTTTACCCTTAAATCCGCACATCAAATCAGGGAAACCACGACCTATAGCACTTGTAATGCTCACAGATACGCCTTTTTCGCGCAAATATCGCGTTATGGCTTTCTGATTATCATCTATTCGGGCGGCTCTCATACCAATTTATCCTTTTTTTTACCTTTTCATTATCAGCTTTAATATACATTTGGCAACCATGATCTTTAATTAAAGCGTAAAACGTAGCATATTTTTCTTTCATACATCGACCAAGACCAACACTTGCATGACTTGGGTAAGGTTTAATCGCTATATGCTCACATTCAATACACTTCATTTTTCATTGCATCTTTTGCCATGCTTAATTTTATATGCGTCAACGTTTTGTCGCCATCTTTTTCGCGTTGCAATATTATTTTTGCCCATCGCTTATGATCTGTTTTTGATTCTTGCTTTTTTATTATCTGTGTTTCAGATAAATATTTTTCCGCAATATCTTTTGAAACGGGCGTAGCGGGCGCTGGTAACGCGATCTGAGCCTGAGGTATATCAGCCCATTGACCTTTGTTTATTTCTTCGTCTAATGCACGTTCCCATCGTGCCTTGATGTTGCTATACGTTTGGTTCTTCAAATCAAATGCGCCAACCTTTACCGATGCCCAAAATATAGCCGGATGTGACCATTCGCCCATTTCACCTTTTTCACGCGCAACCACGCCATTCAATGCCTCATAGTAAGCAGCAACCGAATCAATATCTGTACGGCATAGCTTGATGAATTGCGGCAATGTAGGGCAATATTCTTGATTGACTAATGAGTTTGCACCTTTTGCAACCTCATCACGCGACAATTTGCTTAGTTCCTGTGTCCATACCGCCTTTACGGTTTGCAAATCGTTACCGCGCCACATGTCTAAAAAACGTGTACCGTAAAAAGAATGTAGCTTTGCAAATAAAGCATCAATCCACTTTTCAGGGATTGGGTTAGTTGATGTCGATAATGGATTCATTTTTTACCTTTCCCCAAATTTGTTCAGCTAATTCACGATTGCCTCGATCACGTTCGCTTTCAAAACCTTTTGATTTAGGTTTGTCTGCAATCCACTCTGCCTTAAATCCTGCCCACCCGCGCTCACAACAAACTTGCAATGTCGCATCTAATGACAACCCTGCTTTATTGCCTTCACGAATCAATCCATTAATTGCGGTTTCTGTAATTGGTAGTTTTTTGGCTTTACGCAAAATAACAAAATCATTCCACAAAGACACATCAACGCCTTCAGGCGTGTATATGTTTTTAATTGGTTTATGGTTTATGTTTAATGTTTTATGTTTTATGTTTGGTTGAACGCCCGTTGAACTCTTGTTCAACCTAGCTTCAGCCGATGCTTTTCCTGCTTTAGATGCTTGATTTATCTTGAAATGATATGCGGCAATTTCTTTGTCGGCACGAGAATTAACCCATCCTTGACCATCAACAAACGTAAAATAAATCTGCAAAACAAACTTAATTTCATCAACATAATCCTTCATGCCGATCTGTCGTGCAATGTCCGTTGGACTGCCGTTTAACGGCTGTTCATGCAAATAATATTCATCAAGCAAACGCCTGTATGAAATATCCTCGATGATAGAAAGATTGCGTGTATGACTGGCGTAATCGCCAATATTAAATTGAAAGTAGTGCATTGATACCTTTTATCATAGGTTAGTTATCACTGAATAAAATCAGGCAGGGCGGTGATAAATCGCCTTTTCGGGTTGCACTCCCTAGCCTTCATCGCTAATTATATCAAGCAACAACAAGAATTCCTAATTGCAGCATGGCTAAAATTGTTCTTTCAAACCCTTGTTGCCAATAAAAATACTTTTCTTCTTTGCTCATCTTGCCTTGATCTATTTCATAGTGGCAAGCACTACAAGCCCATGCTATAAAGCAATCATGCGCTTTAATGCCCATGCCTTTACCATGCAGCAATTGATTGCTATGGGCAGCCACAACAGTATCATTGTTCCCATTGCATACATTAGGAATTTGAACCATACATGATTGCCCTTTTGCGGCATTTAATAATCGCTTACTGCGAAACATTGGCACGAATAAATCCGGCAATGGTTCTATCATGCTGATCGTCTAGCAGTGATTCCATCTTAATTGCACCATCACTACCAAATTCAATTGCCGCCGCCGTAGCAAACGTAATTTTCTTTTTGCCAGTACGCAGGCGTGAAATTTCAGGCGGTGATATACCTGATTTATCTGCCAATCGTTTTGCTGCGCCATGCTCTTTAAGAAATTCATTTAAATCCATTTTCATACCCTCTCTTATTTCTAAAAAGTTTAGCTTCATAGCCCTTCATTTCAGGCGTAAACACATTTCGATATGCAGGTTGCACTACTTCTTTAGGCTTGTAATTACTGTCCATCTTTAACACCGCGTTTATGTGTGCGGCAACATCTAGTGTCACTTTGTACTTATCGCCCATCATGTACAGATAGCCCGCATCTAAGGCATTGTTAAAAAATTTGTTCATTTCCGATGGTGTGCCGCGACTGCTTATATTGCCTATTTCATCTAAAACTTCTTTGTAAGTAGCACCGCCCAATTCATAGATACATTCAAGCAAAGTAAACATTTTCATGGTTCTTCTAGGCATAATTCTTGACATATTGTTTCCTTTTCATCAATTAAAAAATGGTTCAAAGGCAATTATTGTGCATTTTCCATCAAAATAGCAAGAAATATTGTAAAAATTAACATATTTATAACAATTTATGCAAATTATTCAATAAATGTATAAAATTAATCAAATAATGCTTGCGTAAGGCGCAATTATCAATTAATGTTCTTACATACCGCAGCCACTTAGCGGGTTCAATGTGAAGGAAATAAAATGCAAATCATCCCAATCCAAATGTCCGGCAGTTACCGCACTGGCACATTATCCAAATACACCAAACAGCAAATTATTGACATTCTAGGTTTTGAACCTAATGTTGAAGATGACCCGGACAAAGTAGTTAATTCATGGGCATTCATGGTTGATGGTGCTGAGTGTGCTATTTGGGATTATGAAGGCAGCCATCATTACAATATCTGGTCTATTTATGACCCGCACAATGTTCTTTGCAACCTGTTTACATTGGAGAAATTCCCATGCTAAACAAATTATTAAATCCTAATGATTGGTTGGCACGTCATCCAAAAATAGTGTTCATCATGATGACACTATGTTTTTTAATCGTTGCTTATTTTGAAGGAAACTAATTATGAAAGCATTCCCAGATTCGCATATGTGTAATAACGAAGGTATGGATTTGCGTGATTATTTTGCAGCTAAAGCTATGCAAAAATTTGAAAGTTCTGGTCACAGCATAAATGAAATAGCAAAACTCGCTTATAAAATGGCAGATGCAATGATCGAAGCAAGGAAAACAACAATGGGAGATTAAAAATATGGTAACAAAGTCGAGTGAATTTATTTGGACAGGCGCAACAACCGACATCACGATTAGATGGAAATTACTTTACGGTTGGATACCGCCTTCAGAAAACCCTGAAGTACAAAAAAAATGGGCAGAAGTACGAACACTAAGTATCAAAGGCATTGAATCATTGAAAGATTTCAACAAAATCAAAGTGAAGGAAAACACATGAAAGTTTATGAATCAATTAATAAAGTACAAAAAGCATTGTCCGTAATGGGCATTAGCAAAAGCAATAAAAATCAGCAACAAGGTTACAATTTTCGCGGCATTGATGATGTTTACAATGCATTGTCACCAATTCTTGCTGAATCTGGTTTGTGCATATTGCCGCGAATGTTGTCGCGTGAATGTGCTGAACGCATAACCCAAAAAGGCACAACATTGTTTTATGTGACAGTTGATGCTGAATTTGATCTTGTATCGTCTGAAGATGGCAGCAAACATACAATTAAGACATTTGGCGAAGCAATGGACAGTGGCGATAAGGCAACCAATAAAGCCATGTCTGCCGCTTATAAATACGCCTGTATGCAAGCATTTGCCATACCAACTGAAGGCGATAATGATGCTGATTTAACTACGCAGCCAATGATTAAACCCGCCGCAGCCAAATCAGTACCGCAAGATATATTCGACAAAATGCCTGCTGCCGACCAAGACCAAATTCGTAGCTTTGCAATGGAAATAATTGTCATGGCAAATAAAAATGACATTGCCGGATGTGTTGAATATGTAAAAAGTTTGGAATTGGATGCAGATTGGACAAGTGCTTTATGGTCGCAATTAGATTCAAAAATCCGTAGTGCAATTAAAAAATATAAAGAAGAAAACAAATGATATTTAAATCACAATCAATGCGTTTTGTTATGGCAAGCATGATGGATGTTGAAGATTTATGGCAGCGCAGTAAATGGAAAAATAAAGACGACATGATTAACCCCGATGTGCCAATGATTGTTCAAGTTGGTGATTATGGTTATGAAGTACAGTCATGTGGCGGTGATGAAGCGCACGAAGGTTTTGTTTTGATGTGTAAACCTGAGCCAATATGCAAATGGGAAAATATGGAATGTTTAAAATTAAATAAAGGAAATAAATAATGGCAAGTTTAAATAGAGTTCACCTTATTGGGAATTTAGGGCAAGACCCCGAAGTGCGTTATGCGTCTAGCGGTGATGCAGTTGTTAATCTTAACCTTGCGACAACAAGCAAATGGAAAGACAAAGCAACGGGCGGCATGAAAGAAGAAACCGAATGGCATCGAGTAAGCATATTTGGTAAGGCAGCCGAAGTTGCAGGTCAATACCTTAAAAAAGGCAGCGCAGTGTATGTGGAAGGCAAAATTAAATCTAAAAAATACACAGATAAGCAAGGCATTGAAAGAACCGCCTTTGAAATTACCTGTGAAAATTTCCAAATGTTAGGCGGCAAAGCATCGGGCGATAAACCTGCGCCTACACAATTTGCAAAGCCTGCGAATGATTTTCAGGATTCAGAGATTCCTTTCTGATTTGACAACTTTACGGGCAAAAGCTAATGCTGTGACGTAAGTCCGACTTTTACGCCTCTATACAAAGCGCACCACAAAAAGCGGCAGTATCTAGACACAGTGCTGCGAGTAGCCCACCCATTCAATGCGAGGAAATATGAAACAGATAATTACAGATGATGATGTGCAAAAAGCATTAGATTATTTGCGAACCAATGCGCCTAAAGCAGCGCAGGCAAGAGCAAATAAAGTGTACATGGAAGAATATCGAAAAACGATTAAAGCGCAGCAAATGGCTTTAAACGTAGGGCAACCCGCCAATTCACAAGAACGTGAAGCATATAAATCAAAAGCATATACAGACCACCTTACAGCATTAAAAGATGCCGTATATCAAGATGAATTGAATCGTTGGGGCATGGTTGCAGCAACATCAACTATTGAAGCATGGCGCACTCAAAATGCTAATAGACGCGGCGAAGGAAAATTACAATGACAAAAGACATGGTTAATGACCCACCACATTATAAAGATGGCGGTATTGAAAAAATTGATTTTATTGAAGCAAAGCAATTAGGATTTAATTTAGGCAATGCTGTTAAATACATAAGCAGGGCAGGTAAAAAGAATGACGCACTTGAGGATTTAAAAAAGGCGCGTTGGTATTTAAACCGCGAAATTAACAATATGATGAAGGATAATTAAAATGAACCAAACATTTCAACAACGTAAAGCAGAATGGCAAGATTATCACCGCGAAAACCCAATGGTATGGCAATACTTTCAAAAGTTTGCATTTGAAGCAATCGCCAAAAAGCGCAAAAAGATTAGCCATTGGTTGATTATTAATCGCATCCGTTGGGAAGTTTACATTGTAACTACTGGCGAAGAATTTAAAATCAGCAATAACTTTATCGCCTTCTATGCCCGCTTATGGCAAGAAACTTATCCGGCACATAAAGATTTGTTCAATACTAAAAAAATGATAGGTGAACTATGAACAAAGAACAATTTACAAAACTGATTGAGGATTTAAAAGGGTTTGGCAAAGAAGAAAAAAAATTGCTGATTTCTAGTTATGAATTAGGATTTGTAGCAGGTTCAAAAGCAATGCAGGAATCAATGTGGGCAGAAGAACTACATTCCTACAATGCTATATCTGGGAGAAAATTTAATGCCTAATGATAAAGAAGTAATGCAAATAGCGCTTGAAACAGCCGAACAAATAGCCATCGCAGATTATCGTCATTGGGAAGAACTTGCATCACTTGGTGAGTTTGAAAGATGGGCAAGATCACGCGCAAACCATATTGCTGAAGCACTACGCGCCAGACTAGCGCAGCCTGAGCCTGAGCCAGTGGCGTGGATTAGTCACAACGCTGGTTTATATCACGGCAAACCAGATGAATTACTTAATCCTTTGCCGCTTTACACAGCACCACCAAAGAAAGAATGGGTAGGGCTGACTGGTGAGGAACTGCAAGAGATTTATCAAGGCGGAGGAACTGTGCATTTTAAATTAGCAATGGCTGAAGCAAAGCTAAAGGAGAAGAACACATGACTGACAGAGAACTATTACAGCAAGCGTTAGATTCATTGGAATGGGCAGAGCGTAGATATTCACACGCTAATCTTGATTTATTTAATAAGCCAATAGAAGCAATACGCACAAGACTAGCGCAGCCTGAACCTAAACCTGTAGCGTGGGAAGTATGGACTATACATAATCATATTTTCTTTTCAATAGGGGTTCAATCATTTCAAATTAATGATGTTCTAGAACACCAACCAGAGGTTTTAGCAGAAGAATTTTCTGAATGGCTTGCTACTCAACTACGCCATGCACTGACACAACTTTCAAACACAGTACCACCAAAGAAAGAATGGGTAGGTCTGACGGATGAAGAAGTGGAAAAAGCAGGTAAATTAAATATTGAGGGTGATCGTATGTTGCTGTATTCATTTGCCAAAGCCATAGAAGCAAAATTAAAGGAAAAGAACAATGCCTAAAAAAGAATGCACTTGTGGCTATGCTATTGGACACCCATTAGTACCAAAATGCGTTTGCAAGCCAACAGAATGGGTTGGGTTAAACGACACAGCAAAATTGTTTTTTATACGCAACGCACCAAAATGGACTACGCTTGAATTGATTGAAGCAGTAGAAGCAGAAATAAGGAATAAAAATGGAATGGATTAAATCAATATACATTGTAAGTGGAATATTTTTTGGCATATCATTAGCTGCAATGGCGTGTGCTGTTGCAATCATTTATATTTTTAAGGATAAGTAATGTCAACATTTAAAATTATTGAAATGGATGTTATACGTTGGGGCGAGGATAGAGGAATTATTCAAAACAGTACGCCGCTTGCACAGTTTGAAAAGACCAAAGAAGAAGTTGCAGAATTGGGCGCAGCACTTGAAGCAAACGATAAGGCAGGCATCATTGACGGTATTGGTGATACGCTAGTAACGCTAACCATGATTTGTGGCATACTTGATATTGACATGACGCAGTGTTACCAAGCTGCTTATAATGAAATTAAGGATAGAAAAGGTTTTCTAAATAAAGATGGCGTGTTTATTAAAGAACTATGAAGTTGCTAGTACAAGCATGGAATCAAATCGTTATTGCAGCAATTGCACTTTAGAAAGACCCTCGATGGGCGGTTATTGGAAAATAGCCGATAACCGCAAATCTAGGCGTTGGGTTTGCAAAGCGTGTTATAACAAAAAGTTTAAGCAAACGCCCTAGAACCTTTGGAATCAATTATTAATGCCTGTTTTCTTGGCGGTAAATCTTTGCCGTTTGGAATGCTTATGTGTGTCCAAGAATCAAATTCCCTAATTACTTGGTCATATTGCAAACCAGATTTAACTATTGCTCTTACCACTTGATCTGGTGTCATGCCTTTTACTTTTAAGTCTGCCGCCGTACCACGACAATGTTGGCTAGTTGATTTTCCACCTACTTTTGCATTTGTTTCTGGACTACGATAGGCAGAATTTATTTGTATTGGTTTATCTAATAGCTTTCGCACATCTTCTAAAAACAATGCTAAACGGCGCAGGTTCATCAATACTTCATTTGATGGTGTTTGGTCAATGTTATGCCTTGCCGCCGTTTGACTAGCAATCATTTCTTCTAGCGTAAAGTTTTCGGATAGGTTCATTTTTTAAGTGCAAGCAAATCTGATTTGTCTTTGCTACCCTGTGAAGAACCAAAATAATAGGATAGGATTTGAGTTACTGCCGCAGACAATACACCCAAAATATAAATCAAAATGTCTTTAGCTTCAGGGCGCACATCAACAAAAATCAAAACAGAGAACAAAACAAATGATGCGGCAATAACAAAGATTGCCAATGCCGGAGTAATTATTTTATTTATTAACGGCACATTTTCATTTGATGCAATATCAACTTCGCGTTGTCTGGCACTGCTTCTGTCTTTTACTTCTTGCTCAAACATGAATTCTTCATGCTTCATTGCCGCTTCTTTTAATGACGATAGCTTTTCATCCGATAATTTACCGTCTGAATCAGGCGTTAATGTAATTCCTAATTTTTCTTCTACGTGCTGTACGCCTTTGTCCAGTACGGAATCAACAACCTTTTGCATACCTGCGCTTGCAAGTTGTGACAAAATTGGAACAAGTAATGGCAACATTTTAATTCCTATTTTTATTTATTAAATCAAATAATGCTTTAACTTTTTCTTCCAATACTGCAACTCGTAAATCTAATTTAGATAAAACAATAATTAGAGTTATTAACGCAAGCAACAAAGGCGAAATTTTAACCAATAAATCTAAGGCATCCATAATCATCACCACAACTTTAGTTTCTATGGTGTCTTATTTTAATAAAAGATTAACTAACAAAACAATGATTGTTCCCGCGCCTGCAATCATTATTGTTTCTAACCTTTTTAATCTTGCATTAACACTACGCATTTCACGTTCTATGCCTTCATATCTAACACTGCAAATGTCAATGTGAGAATCAATTTTTAAATCAATTTCATTAACTGTAGCCATGATCATTCCATTTCAACCCAAGATTCAGATTCTTCATCCCATGAATACATTTTATCATCTGTAGGCATTGCAACTGGCGCATTCCACAAACAAGTTTCTTCATTTAGTATCCATGATTCATACGGTTGTGGCGGTATAAACGCATCGCGTGTTTCATCGTAGCTATAACCAATGCCCGCATAATTCTTGCGTAATGGTTCACCGTCATCTGGTTGACCGTCTGCACCGTAGTGAACGCTACCTCGTGTATTGTATGAAGTCTGTACCCAAAATGCAGGGTCACCAACTACACCAGTATTTATAAAATCTTGCTCTGCAACTATTACTTGCACAACAATACCGTTTTCTATTTTTGCAAAATGTGCCATGTTATTTCCTATTGTGCGTTAGCGTATTTAAAAGGATTTTCTGCAAATGCTGCATATATATATGTTACTGCGGAAGTATTTGGTGTGCCAGTAAAGCCGCGCAATTTAAAACCATTAGATAAAATATCAACTACAGAAGGTGCTGTTGTTGCTCCTTCTTGTGCGGGCAGATTTGGATACAACCATTGATTTGTGTTTACATTAACAGGATTTCTTGCCGTATCAATAAAAATCCAATTTTCAGATGAACCAGTAGTTATTGCTTTCAACATAATTAGTCTTGGCTTAAAACCTAAATAAACAAATGGTGCTGTAGCAGCAACACCTGTTCCTGTATAACTGCCAAATTTAGAATATCCTGCTATTTCTGAAAAGCAGTATGCTACATAGCGTTCTGTATTTGCATTCACAGCAGGTACACCACCAGAAAAACCGAAAGTAGATAAACCCACAGAAGAAATTCCACCATTCCCATCTATCGCAATTTGTGGTGATGTGCTATTCAACAAAAGCATATTTCCTGCTGTAATTGTCGAAGTATATACACGCCAACTATAAACGCTGCTGTCCCTACCTTTTTGAATAATCATTTTTGGTGTGGCATTTAACCCATGTCCCACCGTTGCGCTTAGTGAGCCATCGCCTGTCCATGTAACAATGCTAAATCCTGCGGTTTGATTTGCGCTTACTTGTGAAGATATTAAACCTGCGGTATTTGTTATTGCCGCACCGTTTGCTTTCCATTGATAACCAACATAAGTAAAACCAGTTTGGTTATCTGTACCAAAGCCGCCAGTTAATGTTAAACCATTTGATGCAAAAGCAATGCCGCCCGCAGACTGTTGGTCTGTAGTATTTGATGCTAAACGCAAATTATTGCCACGAACTGAATCAGTTAATTCATGGTTGTCTGTGCCAGTACGTTTTTTTACCCAAGCAAAATCAGGTTGAAATGATGTGCCTGAAGTGCTTGCTCCATTATTAATTGATTGCGTACCACTATTGCCTGTCCATAACGTAGCAGCAAATTGTGTAGCACCATTAGGGATTGCGTATGTCGTGGGCATTTTCTATACCTTACATATTAAATGTGTTAAGCGCAACAAAGCCAGTTGGCACTGTGCCTACAAATGGGCGTTGACCAAAATTAATATTTGCAGTTACGGCAGATGTAGTATCAAATCCGGCATAAATAAAGTAATCCACAAATGCGCCTGTAAATGTAGGATTTGCGCCTGTTGATGGGTTGCCTGTTGTGCCACCTGTGCTGTTATACCAGACGTTTGTTCTACCAATCCACATTTTACTATTGGTAACATCTATTGCAACTTGGAATAATTCATTTGCAGAAATTGTGGTTAATAATGATGCGTTTGTTGTCCCATTAGAAACTAAATTACCAAAATTAGAAGCATAAAATAAATATGCTCCCGCAGCATTAAATGTGGCTGTTAAACTTCTACTTGCTGTGCAAATGCCAATTGTTTGTCCAATATTTGAAGTTGATGAGTTTGCAAATGTTATCTCTGCATAATATGCGCCACTATCAGGCAATGCAAAACTTGACCTCACAAGCTTAGAACCTGATGCACTTGCCGCTAATTTTAAATTGCCATCACTTATTGTTAAATTTGTTGCCGCATCTAATGAGTTAGCAATACACCAGTTAGATGCCGTTTCACTAGTCAATGTCGGAACGTCTGTCATTGAATCATACAAAACACTTGTTGTCGGTGTTAGCGTAAATCCGTTAGCAGTCCAGTTATTTTGGTTAGGACTAAAATCAAATCCAATAGTTGTGCTGCTTGTGTTATTTGTGAATGGCAGATAAAAACCGTTTGTGCCGTAGCTACCTAAATATTGCGTTGGTTGCCATACACCAAATGAATTGTATCCACCAAATGATGATGGTGTTAATGCTTGACCATCAACAAAATTAATTTCTGTCATATAGCCATCAAAAAATTGACTAACTACTTGTGCAGGCGCGCCGATTCTTTGAACGGTATTATTATTTATACCGCCATCTCTGTTTAAAGCCGGATAATTGGCTGTAGAAAATGAAGTTACTTGCACTCCGTTTACATATAATTTCCATCTATTACTTGCAATAGCTTGCGTTGTGTCGCTTGCAAAAACAATATGATACCAAGCAGAAGGGTCACGAAATACTTGCGTCGTTCTTAGCTCAGCCGCAACACCATCATCACCATACATTGTCAAGCAAGTTGTCGATGTTTCAAAAAGTAAACGATCACTATTACTACCAAACAAACCCGCAAGTAAAGTTTGTAAAGCACCAGTATCAAGATTTCCACGTTTAAGCCAAACGCTATAAGTCCAAGTTTTACGATTACCGGCACTAGCAGGAGTGCGATTTAAATACGAACTTGTGCTTTGTTTAAAACGCAATGATCTATCAATTAATTTTAATGCGCTTAAATATCCACTAGATGTAAATGTGTGAATAGTATTGCCGCCAACAAATGTGACGTTACCGCCTGCCATGCGTTGTGCGCCTGCATAACTAATAATGACTATGCCGCTACCGCCTGCACCGCCTGCATAAGCAGCACCAGAACCACCTGCGCCACCACCGCCACCACCGCCAGTGTTTGCTGTTCCTGCCGTACCTACACTTGCGCTACCGCCATTCCCGCCGCCGCCTGTGCCACCTGTGCCTGCACCGCCTGTTTCTACGTTATAACGACCGCCACCACCACCGCCTGCATAAGTAACGGATGCGCCTGATAAAGATGATGCAGAACCATTGCCGCCATTACCAAGTGCTACAGGTGAAACACTTGATGATATACCTGCCGCACTTGCGCCACCACCGCCTGAACCAGATGAACCATTAATAGATTGTGCGCCTGCATTACCTTGTCCGGCAACACCAGTACCCGCACCCGCTTTATAACCACCACCGCCTGAACCACCGTTCAAACCTGTGAAAGTAGAATTTCCGCCACCACCACCACCAGTTGATGTAACTATAGAACTAATATTAGATGTGCCGCCATTTGTCCCTTGTATGCCAACTGTGCCTGTACCGCCTGCACCAACTGTAACAATGTAATTTGAATTTGTATCAAGCGTTAAACCTGTTCCGCTTACAAATCCACCCGCACCACCGCCGCCGCCGCCTGAACCTGTAACGATACCGCCACCACCTGCACCGCCGCCTGCAACTAATAAATAAGATGCTGTAAAAGTAGAAATAGGAACTAATGTGCCAGAAGTAGTAAATGTATGAATCCAGTTGCCACCAACAAACGTAACAATACCGCCACCGAATATTTGTGTAGGTGATGTGTATGAAACAATGACTACACCAGAACCGCCTTTGCCGCCAATAGAAACACCACCACCTTGCCATCCACCACCACCACCACCGCCAAGATTTGCCGTTCCTGATATACCACTTGCAGCCGGATTAGTAGCACCGCCACCGCCTGCGCCACCGCCGCCAACACCGCCTGCACCACCTAATCCGGCAACACCCGCAGAACCGCCACCGCCGCCTGCATAAGTTACACTAGAACCTGATATGCTTGATGCAAAACCTGCCCCGCCAACACCACCATTAGTTGAAGTGCCATTGCCACCAACTGCATTCGCACCACCGCCACCGCCTGCACCGCCTGTACCAACTCCATTACCAGTGCCGCCTGCATTACCTTGCCCTGAAATTCCAGTGCCGCCAGAAGTAGTTGCACCTGTAGCAGCACCACCACCACCGCCTGAACCACCATTGCCGCCAGTAGATGATACAAAATTGCCACCACCGCCACCGCCTGTTGCAGTAATTGTTGTAATTCCTGCGCCAGATATTGAAGAATTACCACCAATTGCGCCAACTGCGCCTATAGTAGCCGCACCGCCTGCGCCGACAATGATTGAATATGAATTAAGAAAAGATAAATTAATAATAGATGTTAATAATCCACCGCCACCACTACCCGCGCCTGCATTTGATGCACCTGAACCACCGCCTGCGACAACAAGTATATTTGCAGCAATAGTTGCTGTGCCTTGTGTATAACCAAAGGCAGCAAGACAGGCAGCACCAATTTTAGATAGACGGGGCATTTTTTATCCTATTATGCAAATCTTGTTTGTGATGCAAGTATGGTAAACGCAGCACTACCTGTTTTGATAATGACGTATGTGTAAGCATCAATTGAATTTGCATTGCCAAGTGTAGGCGCAGCACCGCCTTGCCATTTAGGAGTTACGGTTGAACCATCTACCTGCACCACACTATTAAAATAAGCAGTTGCGCCATTAGTATTTAAGAAAGTTGCCGATAACGATTCACCCACAGCCATGATTGTGTTTAATGCTGTGCCGCTTGAACCTCTAAAATTTACAGTAAAGTTTGCACTAGCATTGGTTGTGTAATACAGAACCGATTGCGTAGTTACATCAAAGTTAATTGTGCCTGTTGCCGCAGTTGCAGACACCGTTGCAACTTCTAAAATATTGGAAAACTTTGCATCGGCATTAGATGATGTGCCAACAAAAGTTTGCAGTCCAGTAAATGTTTGTGGAGTATTTGTAAACGCAGTGTTTGCATTATATGCTTGCACATCCGTACCAATGACTAAACCTAATGCTGTTCGTGCCGCAGGCGGGCTACCAGTTAAACCTAGCAATCCAGTTGCATAATCCCATAGCTGTCCAAAGCCTGCCCGCGCCACCGCATTTGATGGGTTTGGGTATGTGTCTGATATAGCCGTTTTTGCGGGGGGTGCTGTATAAGCCATGATTTAGTATCCTTGTAAAACTATGTCTGCCAATGCGCCTGTAGTGGCAACTTGTGCAGAATTATAACCTGTGATTGTAGGCGCAAGTGGTACAGATTTATCCACTCTAATTGTTACCACGCCAAGTGCGTTTTGCTGCAATGTTGCTTGAACATTAGTGATTGCTGTAAAGTTTCTGAAATAAGGAATTGCGCCACCGTTAACAACATGATTGTTCACAACCTCAACTATATCCGGCACATCAATTGATAAATTAAATTCTGATACCTCGCCAATTACGCCAGTGCCTAATGAAATCCTAAATTGATACACGCCGTTTTGCATAAAAATGCTTGAAGGCATTGGTAAGAAATCAGTATTTTCACCATAGAAACTTGCGTTATCGTCAACGCCATATTTCGAATCGCCATCTGCGCCATAAAACGGCGTTGGGTAAACTTGCCTATATTCAACAACTGGATTGTTTCCAAGTGCAGTCCAATTTAAAACAGCAAATGAATTTGCTAAAGCAGAGCCAATAAATGTTTCTTCAGTCGTGTAAACCATTGCTTGCGATATAGCAGAATCATATAAACTTTCAGCCGCCAATCCATAAAATGATTGTTCATCTTCGCCATAAAATGAATCTAATATGTCAGCAACAAGATTGCCACCTACAATCGAGCAATTTGTTCTAGTACCAAGCCAACCGCCCGCTTTGAAATCAATAACCTCAATGACGTTTGGCACTAGCGAATCAGTGCTATTAACTTGTGTCGATGCTGAATTAGGCGATTCATGTCCAACAGTATCAACTGCCTTAACCATTACGGTTGTTTGTATGCCGGACAATGCCGCAGCAAAAAAATTGGTGTCAGTTACTAGACCACCAGATAAAGGCAGTGCAGTATTCCAATCAGTATTTACGCCATATTGATAGCGCAATACATAACCTGCAATTCGCCAGTTTGCAACCTCTGTCCATGACAGATTTAAACCGTTTGCAGTAATAGATAAAACATTATCTATAAATGTCGGATTCCAATTGATTGAAGTAGCAGGCGAAAAAATACTTGTCTTTAATGAATTGCCTACACGCACAAAAAAGTAATATGTGTTTGCTTCAAATGTAGCAACTTCATAAGCAGGTAATGCTGTGCTTTGTGGGAAGCCTTGACCATTTACTGAATTGTAAACAGCAAGCAATGTTAATTGGTCAATTGTTGGAACTGGTACAGTTGAATACCAAATCTGTACAAATTCAATAATGCCATCTGTGCTTGTTGTTGGCACAACATCAAATTTAGGTTTAAAGCCTGCGGTTACTATTCCATTAATAACAGGCGCAGGCACAGTGCCAAATACTGAAGGGTCTAAAAATCCGCTATTAGGTGAAGGCGCAAATTCAGTAACGTCAGTATCGGCAAAAACTTCAGGATTAAATTCTGTCAACATTAAACTTGCTGTAACAGAACCATCATCGGCAAAATTTTCAGTTACTTTTTGAACTTTAAAAAGTTTATTATTAAATTGGTAGTTTGTATTTGTAACACTTACAACATCGCCTGCTTCTAATTGAATACCTGAAAAATTCACAATGCACTGCATTTGCAAATCTTCTCGACAAGATTTTAAAAATCTACTTGTTAAAATTTGCGCTCTTACACTGTTATTAATTAACGGCAATGTAATAACTTGTTTATTTACTGGTTCATTTGGATAAAGCAATTCAGGCGCAATTTGTGCAAGGTCAAATATTGCACTTGCAAATGTATCTTGTTGAGTGCTATCTACAAATTTTGTTTCAGCAACATTAAAAGTGTTTGCTATATCTAAAGGCGATATATTTATTGCGCCTACTAAATTTGAATCATTAATTTCTAATGCTGTTGTGTAAGTAGGTTGTTGAACTATAACGCCCCATTGACTAGTTATTTCATTATATTTAACCAAACAATCGCAGCAATTAGCCATCATTTGAATGTTTGACATGATTGGTTGATCTGTCAAAATCACGCCATCAAATTCAAATCTTTGCATTGAACCCGCAAGACCACCCGAAGTTGAATAATTTATTAATTGCGTTGAATAAGTATTTAATGCTGCCAAACTGTTTGTGTTTACGCTAGACAATGGTAATGCTGCGCCGTACCTAGTTGATCTAAAATAATCTAAAAATACATCGCCGGGATTTTTTCTAGGATTAATTACTTGAATTCTAGTTTGCTGCATTCCAGTAATATTTGCATCACGCGAATAAGTTAATTTAATAATTACAAACGCGCAGTTGCTCATTAACTTACTAGCATCCCATTTATAAATTAAATCAGGATTATTCATTACTTGTATTGCAGTTAATGAACTATTTGTTGGTGTGCTAGAACCATTGCGGTAAAAATAAAACTCCATTAAACCTGCAACAGTTGTATCAGTTACACCAGTTGATTCATCAAGCAAACCAGTTACTTTATAAGTTTCACCAACAGTTGTGCTAAATATTACTTTCTTGCCACCCCAATAAACATTACCAAAACTAAACACATCGGCAGTGTTTCCATATTCCGAATTGGTAACTTCAGATAATGCTAAACAATAATAAATTTGTTGATTGTTGCTAGTAATAGATAAGTCAGTAATTGTGCCGCCAACATAAGCAGAACCATAAACAACAGGTAATTTATTATCAGTTGCAGGCGGTACTTGTTGACGATTGCCGGGATCGGGATAACGTGTGCCATCAAATGACGGCATATCAGGTGTTAATGCACGAGAAACAATGGTTGAAATAACCATGTTAATTGCGAATGCAGTTACATAAAAACCGATAGTCCCCGCAGTAAAAAAATAAGCAGCAACAATAGAACCAAGAGCAAACGCAGGCGCAGTAAATGTTAATAGCGCAATAGCTAACCAAATTTTATTGAATCCAGTTTTCATCTATTTTCCTAAACCCTAACTTTTCATATTTTAAATTTGGGCTTGTCGCTATTTTGCTCAAAGTAAAATATTTAATCTTGCCGCTATTTTTTAATTCGTTTGCATATTCTAAATATGCTTTCAATAATTTATAACCAGACGTTCCATTTCTATACTGCGGCAATACATACCAAGCAATTTCATGAAGAACAAATGTTTCGTGATTCCAAATGCTAGGCAATATTAAACACATAAAAAAACCAACATTGTCTTTAATAAATATTCTGCCCTGTCCTGCCAAAATGTTATTTATCAAAATACTTAATTGGGTTTCATCATTGCTTGCAAATATTTCTTTTAATGGGCTTTCATCACGAAAGCATTTCATAAAATCTATTATTTGTGTCTTATCGTATTTGTTTGCTTGTCTTATCATGAGCCTTGACCAAAAGCATAATTAATGGTTTGAATAAACGCTACTCGATTCATGCTTGTGTCATTAGGCGTGTAAAACTGCCATGAATTGTTATTTGTGTATCTACCTGAAACCCTATTTTGTAAAATCAATTGTATGCTTGATGCGCTAACTGTAATCGTTCCAAGATAACCGCGCACTTCTTCAAACCATTGTTCATTGATAGTAAATGAATTTATATAACCAGTAAAAAATTTATACAATGTTCCGTTGGTGTCAGATGTCCACGTTACATTTGACGATATTTGATTTTGCCAATTAACATCTAATGTCGAATTATTAATCCATGTGACAGGCAATGCGCCGCTAGTTAATTCGCCGTTAGCATTAAAAAAGCCATGCCACATTTCTATTTGTGCGCCTTTTATTTGTGTACCCAATACAAGCGCAAGCATGGTTGGTTCAATGCCTGTTAGCGTAACAGTCGTTTCATTTGCGGTTGATTTAATGTCGCGTGTCGCATCGCCAACTTTAACCAACTGCCCTAATGCAGTAAATGGTTCAGGGTCAACCGATGGAACTGTTATTGCTGTAGGCGTAGTGGCAAAACGATATGTTGCGTCTGGTGTGGTTATACGTACAAAATCCGCATACCTAATAAGATTGGTATTTTCTACTGGTGCTATTTCGTTCACAGCACCACCTCATAGCATTTGAACTGTCCCGCCCATTGAATGAAACTGTCATTGGTCATTGGGATTAATGTGTAAGATGGATAATCTCGAAGGATAACTGGAAAAGTAATGCCTGTATAACTAGAAACACCTAGTTGAACGGTTGTGCCGTATTGACCAATTACCACAGGAATGCCAGTAAATACATTCGTTAAAATTGTTCTATGAACTGGAATGCTTACAGTTGTACCAACTTCGCGCAATACATCGGCAGTTGCTATATAAGCATAACGATCAATCTGTATAAAATCGCCAACCTTAACTATGTAATCAGTTGATGCAATTGCAGGTAAGTTACCAAGAACAATTGTTTTGTTTCCGCTTGTTGTTTCATAAGTGCAAGCAGCAATTTGCCCGCTTGTCATGTTACCTTGATACGCAATGTAATTAACCCAACCAGTATTACCAAAATTTAAATACTGTTCATTGATTCTATCCGCTTGGCGTAGTGTAGATAACACTGCACGATTTTGAGAATACAACAAATAATTCATTGGCTTAATTTCAAATTCAAACGGTTGAACCGTTAGAACTTCGGATGTGCTTATACGCATATTGCGTGACAGCATTTGTCCGGCAAATTTATGGTCATTAATTCCAACCGATTCAGCAACAGAAAGTATTGTTTGTAAACTCATAATTTAACCCAATTTTTTACCATGAAATTGTACCTGTTCCTGCGGTAAATATATAAGTTTTATAGCCTGCTCTAATTGCTGTATTTGGAACTGTATTGCCTGTGCTCCCGTTACAAGTAAGCGTTGCAGCAACACTTGCTAAATCATTAAAGTTATTAGGATAGGAAACAATAACAATACCAGAACCGCCTGCGCCAACTGTGCCAACATTTGTACCTGCGCCACCGCCACCTGAACCTGTATTTGCGCCTGCGGAAGTTGCGTTTGCATTACCTATTGAGCCATTGCCGCCAATGCCACTACCGCCTGTGCCTGCGGTAACTACAGAAGGGACTGTGCCTGTAAAAATACCGCCACCGCCGCCTGCCGCATATGTAACGCCATTTATTACGGATGTTGAACCAGACCCGCCATTGCCGCCTGCCGATGTTGTGCCAGTAACACCAACACTACCTATACCGCCGCCACCACCACCGCCGTAACGTGCATTGTTACCCGCGTTATTGCCGCCTGCATTACCTTGTGATGGTGATGTACTTGGCGTATTGCCTGCACCGCCTAAATCTGTACCACCTCTAACTGAACCACCGCCACCGCTACCGCCTGCGCTACCTGCGCTAGTGCCTGCCGCAGCACCGCCTTTGCCGCCGCCTGTGGATGTAATAGTTGAAAATACAGAATTGTTTCCGTTCGCATTTGCTGCGCCGCCTGCGCCAATTGTTACGGTATATGATGTGCTTGGCGTTACTGCAAAACCTGTTGCCGTTCTATACCCGCCTGCGCCACCGCCACCGCCTTGTGTGCCGCCGCCACCACCGCCTGCAACAACTAAATATTCAACTGTTGAAGGCGCACTAGCACCGCCGGATGGTCTAGCAATTGCGCCCGCAAGGAATCCTAGAACGCCACTCATTACGTTAATCCGTTACCAGAAATAAGCCACGTTGTTGCGGTTAATTTAAGCGCAGAAGCCATGCCATATTGCGCCAATGATCTTGTGCCAGTTGTACCTGTGCCTGCTAAATACATTGTGTCAGATGTAATCGCAATAGAAACAACTTGTGAAGTCATATTTGTAAAAGTTAAAACTGTTCCTACTGGATAAGCAACAGAAGCATTTGCAGGGATAGTAAATGTTCTTGCATTTGCATCGGTTGACGGATGTGAAATTACTTTTCCCGAATCATCCAACACCGCAGTATATGCGGTGATTTGTTCATTTATTGGAACGGTTCTAAAACCAACCGCATTAGTGCCATCAACCGTACAATTGCTTAACGTGCCAGTTGCAGGCGTACCCAATGCAGGCGTGACTAATGTTGGTGATGTTATTGTTGGTGCGTTAGCTAATACGACATTACCTGTACCAGTTGCAGCACTAAAACCAGTAAATTCAGCTTCCCAAGATGCCGCAGTTGTACCTGTAACCAAAATGCAAGTAACCATTACAGTTGTATTAGGCAAAACAGTAATTACGCCATTACCACCTGAAGAATTAACATTAATATTGCCAGTGCTATTATTGCAAATGTAATATGACCAACCTAAACCTAATGTTCCCACATTAGGCAGAAACACATTTTGTGATAACGTGCCTGTAAATAATTGGTAATAAGTAGATGCCGCAGTTAATGTTGTTATTCCCGCCGATGTTGCCGTTGTTGTAAATCCAGTTAATGCAGCCATTGCCGCAGGCGCAGATGTTGCGCCTGTACCGCCATTAGCAAGTGCAAGCGTACCCGCTAAAGTTATTGTGCCGCTTGTAGTAATTGGTGAACCTGTTGCCGTTAATCCAGTTGTGCCAGTAGAAAAAGCAACTTGAGTAACAGTGCCGGAAAGCGCAGAAAAGTTTGCATCCAATTGCGCTAAAGGTATGTTGCCGGATTGATTTGCAAATGTAAAAGGGACAGGCATTCTTAACCTCTATCGTGAAATTGGAACACTACGGTTTGCAGATTGGTATGATGCCCAAATTGCATTTTTATTTTTTGCTAAAAACTGTGTGGCAGATTGCGTATCTATTGCACTCATGTTTGCAATGTAATTACCGTTCACTGTTATGCCATTATTGCCACTACCTGCCGCAGCCATTTGTTGCCATGAGCCATGCGGAATAACTGTGCCGGGTGTGCTTGGTATAAATAATTCTGCGCCATTTTCACCGACAAGAGTAGGTGAATTAATTGCACCACCTGCTGCTGCTTTTTTGCCGCCAAACAAATCACCTAAAACGCTACCTGCAGAACCGCCACCACCGCCACCACCGCCTGCAGGCATTCCACCAAAACTACTTATTATTGATCTTAATATCATGGATGCTTGCGCCCTTGCCTCCATAACAAGTAAATCTTTAATTACGCTACCTACAAAATCTTTAAAAGCAAATTTGCCTGTATCTACAAACCTACGAATGGCAGTTTCCATATTAGATGTAACTGATTCAAATGCAGCACGACCACGCAATGATGCTTTTTCAGCCGTTTCTGTGTATTCCTTCATAGCTTCAGACCAACCTGCAGACCATGATTTTTGTCTTTCAATGGATTTCTGCAAATTTTCATCTTCCATATCATTTAATTGTTCGGCATAACCCCTTCTAATGTCTGCTTCTAATTCTATGTAATAAATTTTTGCATCGTAAATTTCTTTTGCCCTAACTTGTTCTTCAGAAGATGCCCTTTCAAATTCTGCCAATGCAACTGTTTTAGCGTGTATTGCATTTCGTTCAATCTCTTTTAATTTTTCTGTTGCTGTAATATTTAATTTTGCAGTTTGATATTCATTCTCTGAAAGAGTATGGCGGTGAGCTTCTAAATTAAGCAATTCTTTTTGAGTATTAAAATCATCTTTTATTAATTCATTATTGATTTTATTAATTTCAAACATTTCCTTTAATTGAGCATTATATTTTGATTGGCGATCATAAGCATTTTTAAGCGTTTCTGCAAAATCTTGTTCTAATTCATTTGCTTTTTCTAATGCTTTTCTTCTTTTTTCTGCTTCTTTTTCTAAGTCGTTTGCAGCCGCTTTATCTCGTGCGCTTTGCTCTATTTTGCGACCGCCACCACCGCCATCCATTTTTGGATATTCTTTATCATCCGGCAATGGATTTAATTTATCGGCAAAAACATATGCTCCAACAGTTGCCGCCGCAGTTAATGCAAGTAGCCAGGGATTTGTAATTGCAATCATTCGTATGGCATTACCTAATTGAACAACACCGCGAACTGCTTTAACACCGAAAGCAATAGCAAGGGTAACGCCTAAAACTTGAAAACCTTTTGTCATTGCTTCTATACGGCTTTCAGAAGGCAATAAATTAACTAAATTAGAAATTGGTTTCATTGCTTGTATTGCAGCAATTTTCATATCACCAAAAAACAATTCTAATTTTTGTGCAGCATCGGCAGCAGATTTAATTGCCGCAGCTTGTTTATCGTATTTACCCGCAACATTTTCTGCTTCTTCTGCGAGTTTTAAAAAATCAACACCTCTAGCAGCTTTGCCAAAAAATTGCATACCTAAAGCATTTCTTGTAATGCCATCTTCAATTTGTGCCAATCCTTTAAGTGTTTTTTGTCTTAATTCATCGCTAGACAATAAACCTAAATCTTTAGTTGAAATACCAACTGCTTTAAAAGCATCTCTTAATTTATCACTTCCTTGTGCTGCATCATCTATTGAGTTTGTAAATGAAGTAAATAACTGTGAGATTTTTCCGGCATCGCCACCCGAAGAAACTAATGCCTTTTTTAATTCAAGAACTTTACCAACAGTAGTTTCATTAGCGTCTGCTAAATCAGATATTTCATCGGCAGTGTTTGCCGCCATTGCACCAAACGCCAACATTGCAAGTGCAGTTGCATTTGCGGCAGTACGAACGCCATCTAAAACTTGCTGAGTTTCTTTTAAATTTTGTTTGAATTGCTTGCTTTTTAATTGTGCGGCATCAACGCCTTTGACAAATTCTTTTGTATCAAGCGAAAGGATTGCGCCAAGTCTTGCTATGTAATTACTCATAATCTATCCTTGCTTTTTTTTGCTTGATATTTGTCAATCTTTGCTTTTAATTGTTGGTTTAATGTATTTAATATATTTTTTTGATTTGATTCTAAAGCAGGTCTAATAAATGGATGTGCAGCCTTTTTTTCTGTTCCAAATTCTTCACCTAAAGAAACCCTAGATTTTTTTACAGACAAAATAGCAATTGCCGCATCAGAAGGATAAACATATTTTGAATCTTGATCTTTGTCTGTTGGTCTGCGAGCATCAACTCTTATGCTTTGTTTCATTTGTCCTGTATCTTCTCTAGCAAGTGATTTTGCAGTTGGTAAAGCAACCATCATTGCTGCTTTTAATGCAGGCACTAATACTTTTTTATTTACGTCTGTATAGCCAAATTCCTCGCCCATCTTTGTTAGGGTTTTATCAAAATCATCAAATCCAAAAGTTTCATTTTTCATTTTTTGGTTTTAAATATTTATCTGAATTTGGATTCATTGACATAAACGCTAATAGTTTTTCATTTACCGCATTTTTGCTTTGTTCTTCAGTTAATGGTTTATAAATATATTTATAAAATATTCCTAAAATATCTTGCAAATTATATGCTCTTGAATTTGCATTTCTAATGTAATTAAAAACACCAGTAGTTAATAAGCCACTTACATTTGCTAATACTTTGTTTCCAAACAAACCATCATTTAAAGCCACTATTACTAATTGATAATCATCCTCGCTCATTGCGTCTGGATTTGCTCCATGCGCCAACATATATGCCCGCGCCTGTAGTCGCAATGAGCCAATTAGTTTTTTCTTGTTTCCTCGTAGCCGGGCGATATAACTTCAATAATCTTTTTCATTACTTCCATTTGAACGGCAAATGGAAATGCTTCATCTATATCTGCATAAGTAATGGTATCCATACTATCTGCTTCATTTGCAGGAACAAGCAAACGAATCATTTGCGTAATTCTTTCTTCCGTTTTTGCCGTAAGAATAGAAATTTCTTTTATTGATTTGCCGTCAACAACAATGTCATCATCCAAAAACTTTATTTCTTCACTTTCAATTTCTGCTCTGTCTTTTAAAAATGATGATGACATTTCTTCATATTTTTTTGACCAATCAACTTCATCAACCGCCTTTGTAATTGCTTCCATTTCGGATGCAAGAGGAACACGAACGCGCATTTTCTGCCCTGCCATCGTGAATTCACGAATGCGAATATTGTCTAAGTTTATATTTAATGCAGAAGAAAGTTTCATATCTTATCCTTTTTTAATAATGCCTGTATAAATTTCATTGTTTAGTCGTACTACATAATCGACTATTTCTTGCGGTGACATTTTGTCAGCGTGATTGGCAGCAATGGAATGAGCCAGTGCAATGCCTGTCAGCTTTTGTTGCGGAAATCCAAACCAACTTTTAGGCGCAGTTAATGATTGCTCTAATAAATAACCTAATAAATCATTGCTTGATTGAATGTTTGTTGTCATATATTTTAATGTAAAAAAACCCCCGTAGGGGCATTGTTTTAGTTGTTTGACCAACCGTATTGGTTACCTCTTGGATGTATCGTGAAAACACATTTAGCTTCCGCGCTTGGGTCTGATTGAATCTGGAATTCAGAAACACGACCATTAAACGCATACGCAACTGTGTTTGCGCCATCAACCGCCGCAATTACAAACGTGCGATCAATAATGCCGCTTTGCGAATCACCGCGAATTAACAACAATGCAGCATCCGATGGATTCCACGCAGCCGTTACCGACAATGAAGTTGGTGCAGATTGAACTGGAATTTTATCTGATTGGCGTGAACCTGCAACAGCATAGTTTACAACGCCATCATCTTGACCAAACGCAGGTATGCTTTCAACTGGAACTAAAACGCCTGCCGCGCCTGTACCGCCTGCGCTAGTGCCAACAATAGTGGCAACTTGTGCAGACCATACAGATAGATTTGCAGTTGTTAATGTTGTTGGGTTTGCGCCTGTTTGCATAAATAGCGAAGCAGCAAAGCCGGGAAGAACTCTATTAGGTAAAGCCATGATAAATTTCCTTTACACGTTATTTGACCAACCGTATTGGTTGCCACGCGGGTGAATAGTGAATACGCATTTTGCTTCAGCACTTGGGTCACTTTGTATTTGAAATTCAGATACACGCCCATTGAATGCATAGTAAACAATGTTGCTACCATCTACTGCGGCAATAACGAATGTGCGATCAATGATTCCACTTTGTGAATCACCACGCATTAAAAGCAACATTGAATCAGATGGATTCCATGCGGCAGTAACGGATAATGATGTTGGTGCAGATTGCACTGGTATCTTGTCTGATTGACGTGAACCCGCAACCGAGTAATTTACAACACCGTCATCTTGTCCAAATGCAGGTATGGATTCAACTGGCAACTGATTGCCGCTAACTGCAATTGCAGCCACGTTAGCTAATGTAGATAATTGAGCAACTGTTAATGCAGTAGGGTTTGCAGTTGGTTGTGCGTAAAGTATTGCAGCAAATCCGGGTAGAACTCTATTTGGTAGTGCCATGATTTATCCTCGAAAAAGTTTAAAAGTCTGTCTTATGTCGGAATATCCATTGTGCAATCAAGATAAACGGAATGCAAATTTATATCGTTCTCGTATGAATTATAAAGAAAATCAATATCAAGTTTACTAATATAAAAACCGTTTACCCCACCAAACTGCCCACTGTATCCATGCAATGCTTGTATTATCGTATTTGCTATGCCGAACGCATCTTGTAATGTTCCTGCATATATATTGGTTTGGAATATAGGTCTGTCTATACCCTTTACCGATTGCGTTGTGCCTGTATAAACTGGTTGATGCACATTACGCAAATTCCATGTTACAAACTTCTGTTGTGAAGCAAAATTTCTATTGAAAGAACCATACACAGGCACAGGACTAACTGTAGTTGTTAGCTGCGCTTGTATTGCCTTTGCATAATCTAAAACATTGTTTTGTGTAGCCATAATTAAATCGCCGTTGATGGGTCATTGTGGTAACACAAAAACGTAACGTGCATCCTATCATTTGATTCAATTGCGCTATCAATTCTCCAATCTAAATTGCGCCATGCAATTGAATACAAATTTTGATTATCGTAAATGTCGCGTGTGTACGGCGTAAAATTAAAAATAAAATTAATCATGCCAGTATAAACGCGATATTTATCGGTAATCTTTAAATCGTTTTTAACTTCCTTAACTTCAGCTTTACTATTAAATTTTAAAGTTTTAGTTGTAACTGGTTCGCCATATTCATTTGTAGCAAATGTAAGGTCATAAACATTTACATCTTCATATCTTTTTACCATTACATCACCAATGGCTTATATGGGCGCAACAATGTATCTACACCCATCGGAATTCGCTTTAAATTTAAATCTGTTACATCGCTACGGTTATTATATAAATGCGTAAACCACAATAAACCCGCTTGTTTAATTACTGGATAAGTTGCCAATGATGATGCCGCAAGCGTATAAGTAGCAATGACAGGTGAAGTCATTTGCGGATTAATTGAGCTTGGCAAATCTGTAACAATTATTTTTTGCCCTGTTGGGTCATAATAATAATTAGCTTGGTTTACCGTAGTTAATACTGTTGGAGTTGAATCGTTATAATAAGCAACCGAATTAATTGTCACTCCACCTTGTGATGTTTCAGGCAAATCAAGTGACAATGGCGAACCATATAACGCAGACGCACCATAATAAACTTTGTATTGAACGCTAGTAATGGACAATCCTAGATAATCCTCAATCGCCATTCGTATTGCTAATTCCAATGCAGTTAAATATGTATCTTGGCTATTGTCAGAATACAGGTTTAATTGATTTTTAATTTCAGTAAGCGTCAACCACGCAGTCGCAATATTACGGTTGGTCTGTTCAAACCAATCATAATTGAACGGATTGCGTGTAGGCGCAAGTTGAACAAATCCTAAACCTGTTTCTTGAACTGGCATAATTAAACACCCACTAATCTAATGCCTGCAAATGGGTCACGAACTGTGCTTGCTAAACGGCGTTCTGCATACAGTGTAATAAAACCGGGCGCAGTTTGTTCAAATGCTTGTATCGTCATTTCTTCAACGTCAGCAATCGTTACAAAATTTTCCCATGATGCTAAATAAACATTAAATTTACCTGCACCAGTTGTTTCCATATATGGGTTTGGTATCACAGGAAAACCAAAAATATGAGTTACTGCGCCACCAAAAGTATTACCATTTTCAGTAAATTGCCTTGTAAGATTACCGCCAGTAGCAGTTAAATTTCTCAATTCATGAATAGTTTGTGGATGCATCATCCATGCTGTGCTTGGTGTATTCCAATATTGAGCCGGAAATAATCTAGCCATATCAGTAATATCGCCATAAGCAATTGCCGCCGCCGCTTGAGTATATGTAGCAATGCTGTGAATACCATTAGTAATTGCTGTGCCGCTTGTGCCATAAGCAGAAGAAGCCGCACTAGTGTACATATTTAAACCGCGCAAACCGTTTGTGCCGCCTGTGCTTGTGGTTGTTGAACCTGCTTGGTCATTATTGATAATCATTGACTGCGCTTCAATAGCACCAAATTCAGCCATTAAATCAGCAACTAATGTTTCATCTAAATAGTTTACATCCGACAAGACCGCGCTACGAACTGGAAGTTGTGCGGTAATAACTCGCGTTGGCAATTGCCAGATTGTTGTGTTTGTGTTTGGCGTTCCGCTATCTGCGGTAAACGTATATCCAAACGGATTTGTTTGATTAGCTGCGTTACCAGTTTTAGCTACAAACTGAATAGCACTTTGACCTGCTCTTTTTACTATTCTTGCATTTTGACGAATTGGATTTGCAAATCGCATTGCAGCAAAAGCATCATCAAATAAAGTACGACCACCAACATTGTTACCGCTTCCAGTAAGCGCAGATGCTTCGCGCAAGTCAATGGTGATCTTATCGCCAGTTTCTAGCGTCTGTTTAATACCTGAAAGGATTTTTTCGTTGGCTTTCATATTTTCCATTCCCTAAACAAAAAAACCCCCACCAGTGCATTCTGGTAGGGGCGAACCGCTATTAGGTAGCTGTACCAGTTGAACGGTAACGAACACCCGCGAACGGATTAACAACAGAAGTTGCTAAACGCTTTTCGCCAAAGAAGGTGATGAAACCGGGCAATGTTTGGTCATATCTACGCAATACCATGCTTAGACGATCAACGATTGTGTGGAAACGTGCAAAATCAGCAAAGTACATTGGATACAAACTGTTTGTACCTGCCGCGCCAGTTGTTAATTGTGATGGTGTGTCAAGATATTTATTAACAACAACATCAAAGCCAAGCAATTGACCAACAATACCGTCAGTGCGAGCCAAGCCATCAACATAGATTGGGCGACCTTGTGTATCTGTCAATCCGCGAATCTGTTGCAGCAATATTGGATTGATGATGAACTTGGTTGTTGGTGTCCAATATTCCTGTGGCAGTGAGTAAACAAGATTAATTACATCTTTGTAAGTAATGTTTGCTGCGCCTACAGTATTAGCGTTAGTTGTCAACTGGTCATAAGTAGCAAGTGAATGCAAACCGCTTGATGAGCCTGTGCCGCTTGTACCAAATGCTGCAGTAGTTACTGAACCGCCTGCATAAGTTGCTGCCGCGCCCGCATATTGATCAAGACCACGCAAACCGTTTGTGCCGCCATATGGATTTGAAACACCTTGTGCAACTTGGTCATTGTTTTGAATCATTGATTGTGCTTCTAGTTGGCTAAATTCTAGCAACATATCGCTAACAACATTAGCTTCTAAACCATCAATGTCATCCAATGCTGCGGTACGGATTGGGAACTGTACGTTCATATCTTGCAGCACTAATTGCCAAATGTTTGTATCTTCGGTAGTTGCTGCACCATTGTTTTGAATGGTATATCCAAATTGTGCGCCTGCATTACCTATCTTAGCGCGGAACTGATATGAAGAACCATCGGTTGCAACTTCACGACTAACTCCACGCATTGGATTTGCCAAACGCAGTGGTGCGAATACAGGGTCATAAGCAGTACGACCACCTTGATTATTACCGCCGCCTGTCAGTGCGGATGCTTCCTTTTGGAAAGCCTCATACTGTGCAGCATCTTCAAACAACTTAATTTCTTTTTCTAAACGAGCATTAGATTTGTAGAATGCGGAAAGTTGTTCTGCAACTTTACGATTTACGTCAACCATTACGCCTGCGTTTGCACGAACGATTGAAGGCGTACCAACTTGGGCAACCTTTGCTTCTAGTGCGGAAACTTTTTCTGCAAATTCAGCTTTAGCAGCTTCAACTTGTGCAGTTGCTTCAGCAATTTTTTCATTAACCATTACTTCGGTATCTGCCTTAACTTTAGATTCAATTGAATCTAGCTTTTCAGTGATTTTATCTAACATGATTATTCCTATTAAAAATTAAGATAAGCGTGCTTCTAAAGCCTTGAGCAAATCCCTTTGTTCAAGATACTCTAAAAACTCTTTTGCCGCATCCGATTCAGCATCGCGCATTTCGGTAGTCGGTTCGACATTAACCGTTTCAACATCACGTTTTGCGGTTGCCTTGCCAAAAATAGACGCGGCAGTAGTCGCATCTTTTTTAGAAATACCCGCATCGCGCAGGGCTTTCTCAAATACTTTTAAATTGAATGAACCATCTTCGCGGAAATATTCTAGCTTGCTAATATTTGCCATCGGATTGTTTGGGTTCATGACAATCGAAACTTCAGCCAATCCACCTTTAGTAATGCTGAAATAACCTTCTTCATCGGCATCAATGCCTGCTTGAAGCATATTACCTTCAGCATCTACCATTTCATATTCGTCTGCATACGCACCAACAGAAACGCCGCCAACCATCATTGGCGATTCTTTCATAATTGTGTATAAATCTTTGCCTGCGCTTGTATTAACAAAGATATTGCCTTTGCCAATCATGCCTTCATCGGTAAATTCAAATTCATCCCATTGACCAACTGGCATTGATTGGTCATTGTGCTGAAAATACATCGGCAGTGGCTTACCCATTGCAGAAAATTCTTTTGCCCACTGTTTAAATGCTTCAGGTTGATAATTAAACTTGCGACCGTCTGCGCCTTCTCGTGCGCCCCAAGTTGTAAGCATTGCTTCAATCTTGCCCATTGAATCCATTGATTCATCGGCAGATATGCCTAGCGCAACTTGTGATTCAAAAATAAATGTGACATTTTTAGTCATGGAAAATCACCTTTTTTTGTTTCATGCCATTTGCCTGCATTGGCTTTTTAACTCGCTTATCCGCAGCTTGTTTTATTTTGTCGGCAATCTGTTTTTGCTTTGATTGCGATTGATTTGGTTTCATGCGTTGCCTGCTCTGCCAGTTTTACCTACTGAACTGTCATTACCGCCGCCGCCTGTATCTTGTGGTGATGAACCTGCAATAGGTTCTGCTTTGCTGTTGGATTTAATCAAACTGTTGGCAATACTATCATCAATTTCTTCTAATCCCAAATACTTTCTTGCTTCATTTGGCGTAAAAATTCCTGCGTTGACACCCGCCACAGAATAATTCATTTGGTCAAGTGGCGCGCCTTTTAAAAAATTCTCTGTTTGAAATTGAATATATAAGTTTGGGAATCCTTGCAACAAACTCATTTTTAATTTTTGTTCTATGTTGGTCAGCAATGGCGACATTGTGCTTTTATAGAATTCATCTAACATTGATTGTGTATTGTTAAATTTGCCTTCACCAACACTAATCATTTGTGGCGGTACACCAAACACGCCACAGATTCGTTTCATAGTTTGTTCTTTTAGTTTAGCTAAATCTGCATCTTGAATTGAAAGCATATCAACAGGCATATATTTCATGCCATTATCTAGCAACATACCTTGACCGGGTTTTGATGGGTCAGTTGGTCTTGAACCTGTTAACTGTGACCAACCTTCTTTTAATCGTGCGGCAATCTCTTTATATTTTGAATCTGGAATAACCTGGTCAGTAACAAACAATCCGCTTGGCTTTGCACCGTTTTGCATAACGTAGTTTGCATATAAATCAATGTCTTGATCTAAGCCTATCAACTCCGCAAGCAATGTGCCTTTATTCCAACCACCTGAACCTTGCCAACCCATTTCCATTAAATGAATTACCTGCCAATAATCTAGTGGTTGATTCTTTGAAAAACCATAACTAGGTGATGACAGCACATACATTGGGTAACGTGTTTCTGTTAACTGTGTAGTGATTAAAGTTGCGTCTAATACATACATTTCTAATGGCGTTTGATCTGATTTGGTTTGATCTTTACGCCACAGCACTGTGTAGCATTCGCCTGCCATATCTAACCACATCGAGAACTGATACCAAAATTCGTATTGGCTTTGAAAGTTGTTAGGGTTAGTCAGCAAACTATAAACTTGCCGCGCTTTAATTTTATCGCGTGAATTTGGTATGTCATGACAAGCATTAACATAATTATCTTTATCGTCATAAGTCATTATCTGTATGGGCAACTGCGATATAGCCCTTGCTTTGACTGCTAGGCAAGCCATGACGGTACTATTGCGGGACAGAACCGACATATCAACGGTTCTACCTGCTTGCGTTGCGCTAGATGTCGTGACATACAGCATTTGCTGTAATGCTTGTGCTGAACCTGTATTACGCAGCACATTATTACCTAGTGCAGTTTGACCAAATAAGGTATTAGATTCTTTTGAATTCTTATTTTTTCTATTAAAAATATCTAGTACGCCCATGATTTAATCCTCAAAATGTTCGGAAACCATAACTGCCACTATCAACTGGATGATCTAATGAACAATGCATGGCAATAATTAGCGCAATAATACCATCAACTTTCGCACTTTTATCTGCTTCATTCTTACGAATTTTTATGTTTCCGTTTACATCTTCATACACTTCACAATTACCTAGCTGCCAACCTAAGAATGGATTGCCATCATGTTTAATATTCTTGCTTAAAATTAACTTTTCCAAATGCTTTGATGGGTTGCTTAGTACCGCCATGCCTTGACCAACTTTTTTAACTGGCATTGCTTGGTCATGTAATCGAGCAATTAAACTTGCGGCATTGTAGGCATCGTAACCAATTTCTTTAACATCATACTTACTTGCTTGCTGTTTAATATATTCGCTAATTTCTCGATCATCCATTACATTGCCTTGTGTCAAATGCAATATTCCTGAATCTTTAGCGTTTCTAAATATATCGTGATAATGCTGCGGCACATGGTTCAATGCTTCTTCAGGCAAAAAGAATTTAAACTCTGCAAAGTAATCATCCTCTGCATATCTTTTTAATGTACAAACTGCATTTAAATCTCGCGTTGCTGCTAAGTCAAAACCAATAAAGACAGCTTCAGGTTCTCGCTCATATTTAGCTGTAGCGCATTCATCCCAATGGGTTCTATCTATCCACGCAGAATTTGCACTTACAAATACATTAAGGGTTTTGCAAAGGAATTCATTTAGCGTTGCGGGTTTGTATTTTGCTTCCTCTGCCCTTGCAACAATAGCTTCTTCAAATACAGATATGCCATGCATAGGGTTTGCCTTTGCCCAAATAGCAGGGTTTTGCCAATCGTCTTGCGGGTCTAAGCCATACAGCAAACCAAACCATCTTGGGTTGTCTGGTGCTTCGCCAGATAGCATGGTTTGAAGCATCAGCATATCTTCATGAAATTTTGTGTCTTTCGTAAAACTAGCGGTAGTGATGTAAATGCGTAGTGGGTTCTTCCGCGCCACCATACCTGAATGCAAAACCTCAATTGAGTTTCTATCTATGATCTGTGCAGCTTCATCAATAATGGCGCAACTAGGATTTAAACCATCACCGCTTTTTTTGGTATCACGCGACAATGCTTTAAACATTGATTGCGAATCACCAATTTTTGTAATGTGGTGTTTTTGTACGTTATACAATTTCTGTACTTCTTGCGGCATGGATTCAATCAAACCCATTGCGCTAGTAAATACAATGCTTGCCTGATCTCTGCTTGTTGCTAGTGTGTAAACCTCTGAACCTTTTTCACCAAACATCAATTCATAAAGACCAATCACAGCAATCAATGTTGATTTGCCTGCCTTGCGAGGAATGAAAACAATCACATCCGACACCATGCGTTTTGTCTTATCCTTCTTAGACCAAAAACCATAGATGCCGCAGATTAATAATATTTGAAATGGTTCAAGCAATAATGGTTTGCCTGCGTCTGCGCCTTTAGCGTGTTTAAGCAATGAAGCAAATTGCAGGAAATGGTCAACTGCCGCAGGTTGAAATTCCCATTCCCATTCTTTGTTTTCTATTTGGTTCAGGAATCGTTGACACGCAAGCAGCACATTACGGCAAACTAGTATCTCGCCCTTCACAACCTGTGTGGCGTATATCACGCCATCTTGCCATTTCATTGTGGTTGCCAACCCTTTAGAAAGTCAGCCAGTGGTGATGAATCCTCTAACTTGTTTGCAGCCAATCTTGATTTAGGCGTTAGCCCCAATTCATTCATCAGCTTCACGCAGTTGTCCATTGCTTTATTTGAAAGGGCAATGTAAGGATTTGGCGCAAGGGTTTTGCCATCATTTATTTCCACAATTAAAGGAAAAGTTGATTGCATTTTTTTGGCATCTATATAAACTTGCATTTGGTCAGCAAGCATGGCAAGCGTGTGCCTGTCTTGTGCAGAGCCAATACCATAAACATCAAACAAATAATTTGCAGTTTCTTCAACAAACTTTTTGCGAGAAAACAAATCAGGATTTTCTGCCCATTCAGCAAACGGAATTCTCGCCTTGATTTTTTCGGGAAGCATAACGCCTGCATTCATTCCCTTGCTGCCATGTACTGCGTGAACCTCTGCGGGTAATTTATGTGCTGCCATATATATTTTCCTTGTTTACGAACTTTCCTTTTTGACCACCCCATAGCTTGAGTCTATATGCATCAAATTGCA